AATGTGTCTTTCGATGGCACTGCGATATAAGGAATAGGACCTTCTTGGTCTTGTGTTCCATATCCAAGCACAAAATAACCAATCTGATTGGGGAAACCAACAGAACTACCGACCTGAATAACCCGTGGGTCTGTTCCATCTAGCTTCTGTGACAGAGTAGTATTTACGCTGCTGACGGTAAACGTTTGAGTTTCGTCAAATATATATGGACCTGGCTGATTAGGAATGTCCGAAGTAGGATCGCCACTTGGTCCGCTAGCTACGATGTCTTGTGAGCCGCTGTAGGTGATAGTCAAAACAATTGACGCATCATCAGACTGAATAGCAACGGCGTTGGCCAAATCTTGGTCTAACGAAGTGCCCTGAATAGTACGGCTAGAATTTGGAACAGCAACGAGCCCAGGAATGTTTGCGTTGATCGCAGCTGAAAGGTTTGCTGCGGTGTCGGCAGTTGTAGCTCCAATCACGAAGCTAGAACCGGCAATCAGGAAGTTTGTAGACGTAATAGAGAAAACGTCGCCAGTTAAAGGTTGGGCATTGAACTGAAATCTTCCAACTGGAGGATAGTGCAAGTGTGCAGAACCAATACGACCACGGCGAATAACTTGGGTTTCTGCTGGAATAAAAATCTGAAGCAGATTGGCTTTAGTCTGATAAACAGCTGCATACGAGATACGACTATTCAGACTTTGCTTTACTGGGTCAAAGAATAGAACTGCGGTATCAGTCTGTTGAATCACTCTTCCAGAAGTTCCCAGAGGATTTTCCACTTCAAAGTACGCAACTTTGACGGCACCGCCCACAGAATTAGTGACAGTGTACGTTCCTTCATTTGCTGAAGACGCAAAACCTCCTCCGAAGACGTTTACGTAATCGCCAGAACTGATCTTACCCGTATTTGGATTAGCTCCGCCAGTCCAAGTGAAACGGATGATACCGCCAGGCTGTAACGATAGAGTCCATTGGGTGGACATGTTGCCGCCAGCAGGTGCGATGGCAGGGAATAACAGTTCGTTTTGGGCGCTTCCGCCTTCTACGGTCACGCTAGAAGAGGCTCCGATAGTATCGCTTAAAAGCTCTACGTAGTTACCGTTACCGTCATTCTTGGCGATTGCAGTTCCAGTCTGTCCAGCATTTCTGATGGAAGTGGTGATAGCATCGGCGACTTCTTGCGCCGTTGCAGCTGCGATGTTTTGGAATTCAGCAGTATTGAAGATGATGTTGGACGTGTGATTGCCGTCAAAGTTGACGAGCAGAGTATCGCCATCGGCCAAGTCATATGGGGCGAATGCGCTTGAAGCACTGCTGGCACGAGTAAACTCATCACCAAACATAATTTCGAGCAGATTGTTGATAAGATCTCGAACCTGTTTACGGTTCTTAACCTCAATACCAATTTTGCTAAAAATCTCATCCGACAGACCAACTGCTGGGGGACGAGTGATACCGTACTGAGCTAAACGCTCGTCAAGGTAGGTGCCTGAAGCTGTTGCAATATAAAGCTGATCGTTAACGCCAGCGGCATTATCGACAAGATATGCGGCCATGGCACCTGCCAAGGCATTAAGAATCGCGTCAGTATTTGGACCCTTGAGATAAGGATTCAAATACGAACGTAGTCTCTTATATTGTTCAGCGGTAGTAGTAGGAAGTCCCATTTATATAAGCTCCCAGTAGAATCCACCAAAATTATTTCTGAACTTCAGTGCGTTTGCCATACTTCCAGGATTTAGGCCGTATTTTCTTGCTGCATCTGAGATATTGCTAAAAATTTCTCCAGTAACAAGATTTTTTACAGGTATTTTTTTCCCACCGTTTATTTTTATAGCCCTTTTAAGTGCCACGCCACTCCCAAAATATTTGGGATTATTTTTAGAATCTTTGCCTATGTACCATTTTCCATTAATAGAATTGGTAGTCTTATATACGACTTTAGCCATATTAAGTTCCTATCTGGCTAACAGAAATATCAATTGTAGGATCGACGATGAACGCTTTTTGTCCAGTAGTCAAAGGAATCAGGTCTAGAGCAGGTCCGTAAGCTGGGAAGCTTACCGCTACAGAGATAATTCCAGGGATTGCCTGTACAACGCTAACGATAGAGCTAATCGAGATGGACACGCCAAGAGGATTAGAACTAATGAGCGAGCTAACAGCGTTACGCACTTGAGCGGCAGTCTGAGCGAAAGGAGTACCAGTTTTGAGGCGGATATCCAGTGCCACTTGAACACGCAGATCAAGAGGTTCACGAACGAAGATGTTAGCACCGGCAGCGCCGATACCAGGATAAGTTTCAGGGTCACGAGGATCGCCGTAGATCAAACGATTGGCTTCTGCGATGAGACCAGTGTTGTAAGAGTAGCTGTCCAATCCGATTTTGATGATCGTATTATAGTTGAGCTTATTCAGAGTGGACATTTGCACTCCACCAACAGCGTCTATCTTGTCCACCTGAGCATTAGTGTCAAAAGTCACCAATGTGTTAGTGGGCGAGCCAGGCTGTGCAGCGGTGAACAATACGTGCTTGTATCCAGAGTAAGGAACGCCTTCTTTAACAAAGAGTGACGATTCGATACCGTTCAAGCTAACATTGGTGATTGCTGAGCGAGTGCCAGTCAAAATAGCCGTAGTCTGATTCAATACCTGAGCAACAGTCCAAGAACCGATATTTGGAGTCAAGAACGCAGCGTTGGTCATAACAACCACATCGCCAGGGACGGTCGCTTCGTATTCGAAGAATTCCATCTGAGGACGATTGACTTGCATTCCAGTCGTAGCCGTTGAAGTAAATACAGCCGATTGATTGACCGCAGTAGGATTGATGGCTTGCAGGAACGTTCTTTGGCCAAATTGGGTAACTTGGATCGTGAACGGAGGAAGCATCGTTCCAGAAGTAGCCGTGTTTGTAGCAGTGAAACCAACAGTAGTGACAGTTAAGATTCCGCCAGAAGTAGTGGCCAAGAAATCAGCACCGCCATTTGCAGCTAAAAGGACTGAAGCAGTCTTAGTGGCGACTTGTGCGTTGGTATCAGAAGCAAGGACTGCGACTTGCAGACCCGTTCCACCAGGAGCAGGATCAGAGTTGGTTCCATTCACGTTGTACCATACGTAGTACGGACTTGGCGAGATGTTACCAGCATTATAGATTCTGAAATATTGTCCAGGAGCGCTAGGAGTTAACTGTGCGCCAGTTGGCATAGTAAACTGCGTGATTTGCTGTAAAGCAATACCAGAGCTAGTTACCATCCAGCTTCCTTGGTTTCCAACTGCGAAGTCGGTTCCAAGAGTAACGATGTCACCCGCAACAGCAACGCCGAGGTTAGGCTGAGTGCCGACACCGTTCCAGTTGATGACCATTTGGCCGCTGGAAGCGTTGACCATGAACGAAGTCGTGCCGTCGAAAGACAGATTCACGTCACTGTACAAGAGATTTACTTCTTCTTCTACTACGTTTGAGTTCTCGAAGTACACGCTATTGTTGTACGCACGAATAACTCGGAATTTGCCCTGATTTAGCACGTTGAACGGGCTAGAAAAGAACGCATTGTAGTATGGCGAAGTAGAAACAGACGAAGGTGAAGGAATAAGTAGAGTGTCGCCTTCGCTAACTCCGCTAGTAGCACTGAAGTATCCTGCGCTAAATGTAGGACCTGCAAGTGCAGCGCCCGATGCCGTGATATCTGTAGGATTGCTCGAAGAAAGTGCGATGCTTGCCGATGGAGTAGCTGCCGTAACCGTGATTACGTTGGCCGTAACAGTGGACAATACGCCAGGGATCGTTCCGATCACTGCATTTAGGTTTGCAGCGGTAGCATTGGCGGTTCCACCAAGCAAATACTGCGAAGCGGTAGGTGAAGAGGCTACAGCGGTCAGCGTGGTAGCGCCAACGGTGACTTGATCTCCAACGGTTCCAGCGTTATTGACCGTGAAAGTTCCAGAACTGAACTGCGAAGTGCCAGTAGGATTCAAGAACTGAACAGTTTTGCCGTCTGACGATACGCCAGTGACCAAGTACGTGCCTTGGTTAGCCGTTGCTACGGTTCCACCAGTGATCGTGATGAGATCGCCGATTGAAAGCTCGCTAAAGTTGGTATTACCAGTCAAAACTACGATTCTGTAGTCGCTAGTTCCACTAACAGGAGCGATATTGTACGTTCCACCAGCCGTATCGTTGAAATTCAACGCAGTAGTGAACATAGGATTTGGACCGTTTCCAGTCCAGCTTAAGCATACTAGAGATCCTTGCTTCTCAACTCGGAAAGTGTCGCCTTGGATGCGGACGTTATTGCGGGGTTTGCCGAAATAACGCTGAGTAAGAGTAGGATTGAGCAATTTGATCGTCGATTGACCAACGATTGGGCTGTCAGGAACGATAGTAACGCTAGTATTAGACGAGACCAATGCCTCTTTAGCTTGTGCTGCCGATGCTTGTAGTCTAAACCACTGATCGGTTTGGATGCCCTGACCAGAAACGTTATTGACCGTGACGTTCATCAGAGTATTGCCGATGCGCGTTCCAGTGTTTAAGATAGGAGTTTGGTATCCGTTCGCAAGTCCACCCAAGATTTGGATAGCGCCAGCGCTTCCGATTGTGTCCGTCGAGAATTCCAGACGACTTCCTCTGTCTACGACCTGGATTGAACCATCCGTAGTGAAGCCTGTGACCGCCAAAATGTTAGTGAATCGTTTCACTTGGTCCATAGTAGTAGGACTCAAACGAATCTGTTCGCCTTTGTTGAAAG